TACGTCGTTGTGTTTGGCGCATCGGTCGCTCTGTACGCACTCGGTCAAATGGCCGTCATCGCATTCGAACACAACCTGAACGACTGAGAAAAAAAGGAGGTCCACCCGGACTTTCTTTTTGCCTTTCGCAGGTATTGCATGGACTATAATAGAACCCCTATGAAAGGACTACCTATGTCCGCTACACCTTACACCCTCGTCTATGCTGATGAGATCCTTGTCGGAGATATGCTTTCTATTGGCGGAGCTCAACATAACGTATATGCTACCCATACCCATGGCACACATAACACTGTGTTGCAGCTACAGCCTTTGAGCATACACATCGACAAAGGAACTCAACTCGCCGAATTGAAAGTCAGTAGCGTTATGAAATTCTACGTCATACGGCAATAAAAAAGAGGGCCCACAAGGCCTTTCTTTTTGTCTTCGCAGGTTCTACAGGGGCTATAATAGAACCCTTATGAAAGGAAACATAACCATGCCTGAAAACGAACAGAATAAAGTTATTATTGCGCCGACAAAATTCACTACGGTGCAGAAGATCGCCATTGCCCTTGCCATCACCACATCTGGTGTAGCGACAGTAGCAGTGGTGCTTCTCACTCGCCGTTTGAACAGCGTCGACAACACGGTAATCAACATTCTCGAAGTTCTCGAAGACAGTGGTATAATCCATAACCTCAAAATCGGGAAGTAAAGAGGAGGCCCCTAACCCGGGCTTTCTTTTTGTCTCGCACGAATCACATGGCTTTTAATAGAACCCCCACATCTAGCAAAGGAACCCCATTATGGACTTTCTCAACTATGTAGCCGACTATATGTTAAGCCTACCCGGCCGTGTCGTACCGGACAACCCCCGCAATGTTCAGATCATGATGAAAGACATCATGACGACTCTACAAAAGCAGGAAGTCCCTACGATCGAAAGCTGGCGTCTTCGTATGCAAGGTCACATTGAACTCGAGAAGCACATCCAACTCTTCGGAGACCGCGACCCAGACTAAGATTCTGAAACCTACAGCCCCTCACACGGGCTTAAGTTTTGCCTTTCGCAGGAATTACAGGGGTTATAATAGAACCCCTCTGAAAGGAAACCACCCCAATGGACGAACATATGCTCGACATTAAGTACTGGTCCGAACGAATCAAAGAGAGTTCCGAAGCCGCTGAACACATTCATGCGAGACTTTACCAAATTCCCTGCCTCCCGTTGTCCCTCAACGAACGCATCGAACTACGTAACGTCCTCGCCTTGTATAAGACGCTGTCGGACCTCCTCGAAGATTCTGTCAACACCAAGCTCAATGCCCCGCCTAAGCCGTTCTGGAAGAGATTATTCCAGAAGTAACTAAAGCAAGAGACCCTAACCCGGTCTTACGCTTTTGCTCGTATTTCCTTTTTGCCTTCGCATGAATCACAGGGATTATAATAGAACCCCCAACTACCAAAGGATAACCTAATGAAGACCAAAACTTTCTCATTCAACGTTATCGTATCACTTGCTGGTCGACTCTACATCGTTAACACCGAGACCTATTCCCAAAACAGCATTGCTAAAAAGCACCTGAAGAAGATGGCCTCGATGTTCGATGGTGCGTCGGTCGGCAAGTATACGGTGACTGTGACTAAGACTCTGTTCATCACTCAGTACCGCCTAAAAAAGCACGGACTCTAACTAGACTTGCCCCCTAACAAGGGCTTTTCTTTTTGGCTTGTCGCAGGTTTCACATGGGTTATAATGACACCCACCTACGAAAGGATATCTCATGAAGACATCGCTCAAGGAAAAGTTCACCGCTTTCATCGAGAGCCCCGCTCCCTACATCCTCGGATTTGGCGCATTCTGCGTTGTTGCCGGAGTACTTACCTCAAAGTACTACGAAGCCAACACTGCAGCATACGTCGAGTTCCTGAACGAACAGAACGGGCTCATGGGAAAGGCGCTGGACGAAACCATCGTGCACGTCTCAGAAGCACTCAAAGTAATCGCTGAGTAGTCAAAGAAAGAGAGCCATTAACACCGGCTTTCTTTTTGTCTTTTACCACAGAAAAAAGGAGTAACAAATGTCTGAGAAAAAAAAGGAAGTATGGCGGGTCATCCAGGGGTTCCCCGGCTACATGATAAATCAGTCAGGGGATGTACGGACGACGGGCGGCCAACTCATCAGTAGCGTGGAAGATGGGCCACTCGCCGTGAACCTGCGGAAGGACGGGAAGACGTATCACAGGGCTATCCGGAAACTGCTGCTGGCTGCATTCATGGACCTGCCGTAGTCGCTTGGACGCTAAGTACGCCGAAAGTCGTGGCCAAATCCTGGTCAAAAGCCCACATCTGAAAATTGATTGTGGCCGTTTATTTTGGCGGATTTGGGCAAATGGCCAATTATGTGGGCAGATGGCCAATTCTGAAATAGGATTTGGCCACGACTTTTTGGGGTAAGAACCGCGTAAAGACGCGGAAGTTGGGTCTTGTTTTGGTCGAAATGGCCATATCTTTGTTATATACCTTAATCTATTATTAAGAAAAATAGTAGTATATAGTAAAGGATTTGTCCTGCCCACATATTTGGCCACCTTATAAAACGGCCACGCACACATTACACGGATTATAATAGAAGGAGTAGAATGTGATAAATTTGAACCCCTCTTATTCTTTTGTCATTTCTGTGAATCAGGTGACAATTGCTTGAGAGTAAATTCCAAAGCGACCTAATCAAAGAAATCCGACAGATGTTTGAAGGCTGTGTCATTCTAAAAAATGACGCTAACTACATGCCTGGCGTTCCTGACCTAACCGTACTATGGCGACGTCAATGGGCCATGCTTGAAGTCAAGGAATCTTTCTTTGCCCGACGACGACCAAATCAGGAGTACTACGTAGACATGTTCGACAAGATGTCGTTTGCTGTCTTCGTATGTCCCGAGAACAAAGAGGAGGTGCTTGATGCTCTTCAATCCGCATTCGGATCTTAAAGACAAGCATTCGTTCCTCAGTGCCAGTAAATCCAGTTGGGTGAACTACGACGACGAGAAGCTCGAACGTACCTATGAGACGGCTCTTGCCGCAATGAAGGGTTCGCAGTTTCACGACCTCGCTTGTACACTAATCAAGATGAAGGTAAAACTCGCCCGGTCTCAGAAGACCATCAACATGTATGTCAATGATGCCATTGGCTTCCGCATGACTCCCGAGCAGACTCTTTACTACTCGGATAATTCTTTTGGCACAGCCGACGCAATCGACTTCCGAAAGAACCCTAAGACCAATAAGATGCGTCTGATGATCTTTGATCTTAAGACTGGCGTCACTCCTGCACCATTCCGACAGCTAGAAGTATACGTAGCACTGTTCTGTTTGGAGTATGGCGTTCGCCCTACCGAAATCGAAATCGAACTGCGCATCTACCAGAACGACGAAGTAAAGATCTATGTTCCCGAACTCGAGAGCATCATCAACATCATGGATAAGCTCGTTCGTTTCGACCAACGTATTGATGATATGAAGCGCGAAGCCCTGTTGTAACTAAAAGAAAGAAGAGGTGTGCGAGTGATAAACGAACAACTCGATAGGTTCGACGACGAGGGTCTGCCCCCGATGAGTATGGAAGAGGCGATCGCACACTCTGGTGTGCTTCGTAAGTCTGGCCGTTACCCATGGGGCTCAGGCGAAAACCCTAACCAGCGTAACAAACAGTTTCTCAACTACATCGACGACCTTAGAAAAAAGGGTTGGAGCGACGTAGAAATCGTCAAGGGCATGGGCATCATGGATACCGACGACCCTGTCGCGTCAACCACTCAGCTTCGAGCACTTAAGGCGATTGCTAAGAATGCCATCAAGGCGGACGAGATTTCTACCGCCATGCGCCTTAGGGATGCTGGGCTGTCGAACATTGCGATCGGTAAAGAGATGGGTCGTAACGAATCATCGGTCCGCGACCTCCTCAAGCCTTCGACAAAAGAGAAAAACGATGAGCTGGTTGCTACTGCCAATCGGTTGAGGGAAGAGGTAGCTAAAAAGAAGTACCTTGACGTCGGCACAGGTACCGAGCATCAGATTGGCGTAAGTCAGACAAAACTGGCTACTGCTGTTGAACAGCTCAAAGAAGAGGGCTACGGACTTCACCACATCAACGTACAGCAGCAGGGTACCGGCGAACAGACCAGGATGAAGATCCTTGTTGACCCAGAGACCACATTTACGGATCTTGCCCGAAACAAGGATAAGATCCGACCCTTCGTCGACTACACTACTGTCGAAGGTGATGCTCGAGTAAATGACTATGGCCTCCGAACTCCAACCAGCATTAGCTCTAAGAAGCTCGCTGTTCGTTACGCTGAAGATGGCGGAACAGACATGGATGGTGTCATGGAGCTTCGTCGCGGAGCTAAGGATCTAGATCTCGGAAAGAATCGATATGCTCAGGTTCGAATCGCAGTAGACAACACGCACTATATCAAGGGTATGGCCATCTATGCAGACGATCTTCCTGATGGTGTCGATATCCGATTCAACACGAACAAGTCAAAAGACGTAGCTAAGCTTGATACCCTCAAGCCCATGAAGCGCAACAAAGAGACTGGCGAAATCGACTGGGACAACCCCTTCGGTTCTCAGATCAAACAGGGTGGACAGCGCGGCGCACTAAACATCGTTAATGAAGAGGGCGACTGGATCACCTGGTCTAAGAAATTCTCTTCACAGATGCTGTCAAAGCAGAAGCCGGAGTTTGCAAAAGAGCAGTTGGGTCTGACATTCGATCTCAAAAAGAAAGAATTCGAAGAGATTGCTGCTTTAACAAACCCGACCATTCGAAAGAAGCTTCTTGACTCGTTTGCCGATGATGTTGATTCGTCAGCAGTTCATCTGAAAGCTGCCGGTCTGCCTAGAACAAGCACCCATGTAATTCTTCCTATTAAAAACATGAAGGATACTGAAATCTATGCCCCCCAGTATAGAGATGGTGAAAAAGTAGTCCTAATTCGTCACCCTCACGGTGGAAAGTTCGAGATCCCGGAACTTACCGTCAATAACAAACACAGAACTGCCAAAAGCATTCTTGAGGATGCGATCGACGCTGTCGGAATCAGCCCCAAGGTAGCAGAACAGCTATCTGGAGCAGACTTCGATGGCGATACCGTACTGGTAATCCCAAATAAGGCCCGCCCCAACGGATCGAGGTATGTATCTACAGAACCCCCGCTTAAACAGCTTAACGGGTTCGATCCTAAAGCCCAGTATCCTCAATATGAGGGTATGAAGCTTATGGATTCTCGTGAAACGCAGCATCAGATGGGTAACATTTCGAACCTCATCACTGATATGACCATCATGGGCGCCCCTCTTCCTGAGATGGCCCGTGCCGTTAAGCACTCCATGGTGGTGATCGATGCTGAAAAACACAAGCTCAACTGGAAGCAGTCCGCACAAGATAATGGGATTGCTGCACTAAAGAAAGAGTATCAGGGTGGTACCACGAAAGGTGCCGCGACCCTCATATCAAGGGCTAAGTCCGAACAGCGGGTACCTCACCGCAAGCCCCGACCGGCCAAACAAGGCGGCCCTATTGACCCCCTTACTGGGGAAAAGAAGTACGTCGATACAGGTAAGTCATATGTGGTACCTGAGAAGATAACAAAGGACACCAAGGGTAGAATCAAGATCGTCCCAGAACACGTGGTCTTTAACGAGATCAAGTCTACTAAGATGGCTGAAACCCGAGATGCTAGGTCCCTGATCTCAGCTAATGGGGGTACTGTAATTGAGAGTCATTACGCAGACCATGCTAATAAACTCAAGGCTTTGGGCAACACTGCTAGGAAGACCTCCTATGAGACGAAGCCCATTCCTTACTCCCCCTCTGCTAAGATCACCTATCGGCAGGAAGTTGCTTCCCTCAAGGCTAAGCTTAACATAGCCCAGAAGAACGCACCCATTGAACGCCAGGCCCAAGTACTGGCAGGCGCTACAGTGTCGGCTAAGCGACAAGCTAATCCTGACATGGATGCTGATGAACTAAAGAAGGCCCGTGGTCAGGCCCTTGCTGCAGCCCGTCTCAGGACAGGTGCTAACAAGGAACGTGTTGACATAAGCACTAAGGAGTGGGCTGCTATCCAAGCAGGCGCCATTAGTCCTAACTTCCTAAGCAACATCCTCAGTAACACCGACCTTGACCAGGTTAAGCAGTTGGCTACACCACACGCACCCACCCATGTAATGTCCACATCCCTAGTGTCTAGAGCTAAGGGCATGCTAGCTAACGGCTTTACACAAGCCGAGGTGGCTGACGCATTAGGTGTGCCAACCAGCACACTCAACGACTCGATCAAGTGAAAGGTAGGATAGATGATGGCACAACCAACACGACACATGCTCACAACAAGTGACAATCCTTTCAATCCTTTCACTAACTTCGATGAGTGGTATGTCTATGATGAAGCCGCCGGCTATCACAGCTGCGCCTACCTAGCTCGGGTCACTAGATCATCAGACGAACTGAGTGATGCAGATAAGGATTTATCTTTGGAATACGCAATTGATACGATTGTAAAAGAGAATCCACTTGGTATCTACCTCAAGGTGAGTCGAGTCCGAACGAGTAAGTGTGCTTCATGAGGTTCCTTTCGTAGGGGTCTATTATAGCCCGTGTGATTCCTACGAATCCAAAAAGAAAGTCCGGGTGGACCTCCTTTTTTTCTCAGTCGTTCAGGTTGTGTTCGAATGCGATGACGGCCATTTGACCGAGTGCGTACAGAGCGACCGATGCGCCAAACACAACGACGTA